AACCGCACCTTCCGGCATGACAGCGGCGTGGAGCTGTCGCTGATGATGCTGGCGGTCGACAGCGGCGCGTTCACGCAAACGGTCTACACGTGGGCGCGTCGGCATCCGACGAATCGCGTGATGGCGATCAAGGGGTATCAGCAGCAGCGGACGCTCGTGGGCACGCCCTCGGCCGTTGAGATGACCGTGCGCGGCCGCAAGTTGAAGCGCGGGTACAAGATCTGGCCGGTCGGGACGGATGTCGCGAAGACCGAGCTGTACGGCTGGCTGGCGCTGCAGGCGCCGACCGACGAGGAGCGAGTGGCCGGTCTCGGCGATCCGCCCGGGTACTGCCGGTTCCCGGAGCACGGCGAGGACTACTTCAAGCAGTTGACCTCCGAGCAGCTGGTGAAGACGCGCACGCGGAAGGGCTTCACCGTGATGGCCTGGGAGTTGATCCCCGGGCGCGAGAATCACCAGCTCGATTGTCGAAACTATGCGCGCGCGGCGGCGAGCGTCGCCGGGCTGGATCGCTACGGTGAGTCGGAGTGGCGGGCACTGGAACGGACGGTCGGCGTGACGGCACCGGTGCCCGCGCCGGCGGCACCGAGTCCGCCCCTCCCGATCCAGCCGCGGCCGGTGACGAGGCCATCCAGATGGGTGCCCGCGAAGCCGGATTGGCTGCGGGGCCGGCGATGAGGCGACTGCGGCTCCCCGATCCAGAGGCGTGCCCGGCATGTCACACGCGCGGACGCGTGGTCGATTCGCGCCGATCGAAGCACGGGTACCGGCGTCGTCGCCATGCCTGCCGATCGTGCGGGGCGCGGTGGTCCTCCTGGCAGAGCGTCATCAGCCCGATGCGCATGCGGGCCTGTCGACCAAGCCAGAACGCACCACCTTAGGTAGTGTTTCCACGTGGAACATCGCTAGGTTTGCCTACACTCACCACAGCCGAATGGCGTGGACCCAGACGAATATCGACGAGCTCGAAGCCGCGATCGCGTCGCGGAAGGGTCTACGTCGGATCACCTTCACCGATGGGCAGTCGGCCGAGTTCGATGCGGTCGATGATGCGCTGAAACTCCTCGCGGACATGCGGAACGCGGTGGCCATCGCGGCCGGCACGAGCCATCGGACCCGGCTGGCGGCGTTCGATAAGGGTGTATGACGGCCACCTGGATTGATCGCGCCATCAGTGTGCTCTCGCCCCAGACCGCCTTGCGGCGCATGCGCGCCCGCGCCGCGTTCGAGATCATGCGGCGGCATTACGAGGGCGCGGCCGTGGGCCGGCGTACGCAAGGCTGGAATCGCCACAGCAGTGATGCGAATGCGGCGACGGGGCCCTATGTGGGGCGATTGCGCGATGTCGCGCGCGATCTCGTCCGGAATAATCCCTACGCGGCCTCCGCGCTCAATACGATTGTGAATCAGACGGTGGGGTGGGGCCTCGTCGCCAAACCAGCCACGCCGAACCCGCGCGCGAAAGCTGCGTGGGATGCCTGGGCCAATACCACGGCCTGCGATGCGGACGGGCGCAGCGACTTCGCCGGGTTGCAGAAGATCGTGACCAGAGCGATGGCGCAGGATGGAGAAGTGCTCGTCCGCCGGCGCATCCGACGTCCCGAGGACGGCCTGCCGATTCCGCTCCAAATACAGGTGCTCGAAGCGGACTTTCTCGATACCTCCAAGCACGGGATCACCCTACCGAATGGCGGACGCATCGTCTACGGCATCGAGTTCGATCCCATCGGCCGGCGCGCGGCCTATTGGCTGTTTCCGACGCATCCCGGCAGTGACGCGTGGACGACGACGGCCTCGGTGCGGATTCCGGCCGAGGGCGTGCTCCATATCTACGAGTTGAACCGGCCTGGCGCGGCGCGTGGCGCGTCATGGTTCGGCCCGATCGTGCTTCGGATGAAGGACTTCGACGATTTCGAGGATGCCACTTTGATGAAGCAGAAGATCGCGGCGTGTCTCGCCGTGATCACGAGCGATGTCGATGGGTCGGCACCGCCGCTCGGTGCGGCCGATGACACCACGTCGCCAGGAGTCGATACGCTGTCGCCGGGGTCCATCATCAACGCCACGCCGGGGCGATCGGTGACGGTCGTGGACCCGCCAACCGTCGGAGAATATGCCGACTATACGGCGGCGTCGCTGCGGTCACAGGCGGCCGGAATCGGCGTCGCGTACGAGGATTTTGCTGGCGACTATACGGACCTCCCGTTCTCCGCGGCGAAGATGTCGCGTGAACGCATCTGGTCACACATCGAGGATCGGCGGTGGCGGACGCTGGTGCCCCTGTTCTGCGATCCGGTGTGGGCGTGGGCGATGGAGCTGGCCGGAGTCATGGGTCTGACTGGCGACCAGGTGCCTGTGGCGCGCTGGACGGCGCAGCCGAAGCCGATGATCGAGCCGGATAAGGAAGGGCTCGCCTATCAGCGCAACATCCGAACGGGACTGATGTCGTTGACAGAAGCGCTGCGCGAGTTGGGCTATGACCCTGATGAGGTGTTTGCGGAAATGGCCGACGTGAATGCACTCCTCGATCGCCTCGGTCTGCGACTCGACAGCGATGGGCGCTACATGACGCAGGCCGGGCAACTGCAGGGAACCGCCCTCGCGACGGCGACGCCTGCACAGGCTCCTCCAACGGAAACGCCGCGCGCATGGGGCGGTCGACGATGAATGCGCGTGCTGAACGGAATACGCAGGTGACGCCAGACGCGCTGCTCCATCGCGACGGTGAAGAGGACCGAGAGGCCGCGACGGCTCAGCTTGCGGCGCTCCACGCGCGCATCGAGGCGGCTCGCTCGTTGACAGATGCGCCTGACGACGTGCACTGCCGCGATTGCTTCACGCGCGGCCGCGATGCGGCGCTGCGGGCCATTCTGGGCCCGACATGAGCGATCTGCCGGCGCGGGGCCTCACCTGCCGGCAGGCGACGGCCTACGACTTTATCGAAGCCTATTACGCCGTGACGGCTGAACCGTGCCCCGTGCGGCTGCTGGCGCGCCATATCGGCGTGGCGGCGCCGACCGCGCGCGAGAGGGTCGAGGCGCTGTGGCGGAAGGGGTGGGTGCGATCACCTACTGGGCCTGCGGTGCCCATGCGTGCGCTGCGGCACCCCTCCCAAAATAGAAGGGGTTGGCTGCGCTAGGTTCGGTCGCAGACTGATCCGCGTATGCGATCACGGACGGTCGACCTCCCACCCTTGGACCTGCGCGCGGCGATTGCCAGCGTCAACGAAGAGGATCGCTCCGTCGATGTCGTGTTCACGACCGGCGCGCCAGTGACTCGGTCCGATTGGTGGACGGGGAAGAAGTGGGTCGAGAAGCTCTCGATGGACCCCGGCCATGTGCGCCTGGATCGCCTCAACAACGGGGCGCCCGTACTCGATGGGCATTCCGGGTACTCGGTCCGCGAAGATCAGGTCGGGGTGGTCAAGACGGGGAGCGCCAGACTGAGCGGAGATGCAGGGTATGCGTCCCTGCGCTTCTCGCAGCGACCCTCCGTGGCGGACCTCCTCACCGACATCCGAGACAAGATCGTGCGGAACGTCTCGGTCGGCTACGTGGTGCACAAGTTCCTCGAAGACGACACCGGTGAGATCCCGGTGCGCACGGCCGTCGACTGGGAACCCTACGAAATTTCGATGGTCCCGATGCCGGCCGACAACGCGGCGAAGGTTCGGAGTCACAATCCCACGCTCACTCACCCTTGCGTCATTGAAACGCGCGGAGTTCAGAACATGGCAGATCCTTCCGACTTCATCGCTGAACCTGTCGCGCCGCGGATGACCATCCCCGCGCCGACGCCGGTCGAACCGAACGAGCGGGACGCGGGCGCCGACGCCGAACGGGACCGATGCACGGGCATCCTGTCCGCCGTGCGGTCCGCGCGGTTGCCGTTGTCGCTTGCCACCGACATGATCGCCCAGAAGATCCAACTGGTCGATGCTCAGCGGAAAGTGCTCGACGAGTTGGGCCGACGCGGCCTGGACGCGCATGGTCCGCAGCCTGGTTCCGGTCCGTCGATCACGCTCGGCGACGATCCGATGGTGCACAAGCGGCGCGGCATCGAGGGCGCGCTACTCAACCGGATGGCGCCGGAGTACTTCCCACTCGCCGACGAGGCGAAGGAGTACCGCGGGCTCAATCTGACCGACACCGCCCGCGTGTACCTGAACGCGCAGGGCGTGCGGACGACGGGCTTCTCGAAGACGCAGCTGTGGGACGAAGCGCTCAAGACGCGTGCTGGGCTCCACACCACGTCGGATTTCGCCAACCTCTTGGCGGATCTGCCCAACAAGATCCTCCAGAAGGCGTACACGGACGCGCCGCAGACCTTCGAGCCGCTGGTGCGGCGCACCACGGTTTCGGACTTCAAGCCGAACCGGCTGCTGGAGATCGGCGATGCCCCGGCGCTCCTGCAGGTGCTCGAGCACGGCGAAATCAAGCATGGCACCATCGGCGAGAGCAAGGAGACCTTCACGCTCCTGAGCTACGCGCGACAGTTCGGGATCACTCGGCAGGCGCTCATCAACGACGATACCGACGCCTTCTCGCGGCTGCCGATCATGATGGGCCGGCAGGTGCGGAAGCTCGAAAGCGACATCGTCTGGGCGACGATCACGGCCAATGCCGCGATGGGCGATACCGTGGCCCTCTTCCACGCGACCCACGGCAATCTGGCCGGATCGGGTGGGGCCATCGACGTCACCACGGTGGGCGCCGGCAACGCCGCGATGAAGCTGCAGAAGGGGATCGACGGTGCCACGTTCATCGACGTGTCGCCGAAGTACCTCATCGTTCCCGTGGCCAAGGAAGTCATTGCCAGGCAGTTCGTCAGTGTCAACCTGATGGCGACGGCCTTCACGTCGGTGAATCCGTTCGCGGGTCAGCTCACCGTCATCTCCGAGCCGAGGCTCGACGCGAACAGTGCCACGGCCTGGTATCTGTCGGCGACGCCGGACCAGATCGGCATCATCGTCGTGGCGACGCTGGAAGGCTACTCGGGCCCTCGCGTCGAGTCACGGGTGGGCTTCGACATCGCGGGCATTCAGACCAAGGTCGAGTACGACTTCGCGGCCAAGGTTGAGAACTGGCGCGGGCTCTACAAGAACGCCGGCGCGTAGAGCCGAATCGCATCCATCACGGCCACGGGGGGCCAGTAATCCCCGCGAAAGGATAGAGCATGGCGACGACATACGCGCAAGCGGGCAAGACGATGTCCATCACGGCCGGGGCGAACCTGACCTCTGGGCAGGTGGTTCGGGTCGGGCAAAGCCTCTGTGTCGCGTTGGCGGCTATCGCGAGCGGCGAAGTGGGCGTGGTGGCGACCGAGGGCGTGTTCACCTGCCCGAAGGTCAGCGGTGCGGTCATCGCGCAGGGCGAGCGGCTGACGTGGGATGCGTCCGCGGCGGCCTTCGACGACAACTTGGCCACGCCGGCCTCGGGTGACGTCACCGGTGAAGACGCGGTCGCCTTCGAGGCCGCCGGCAACGGTGTGACCTCGATGCTGGTGAAGTTCACCGGCGTGCCTGGGCTCGTCACCTAAACGCGAGTGGGCATGTGGGGGCCGATCCGATCGCTGGCGCTGGACGTCACTTTCGCGACGTTCGGCGTCGAGGCGACCGTCACACGGCCCTGGCCGGATGACGACACGCCGATTGTCACGATGGGGATCTGGGACACGTCGACCAATGTTGACGCGGGGACCGGTCTCCGGCGAAAGGAACAACGGCGCGTGCTGGCCCTGCGACGCAGCGACGCGCCCACCGTGCCGCGGCAGACCCTGATTGCGGCGCCGCTCGTGCCTGACGGCGACGTGCAGGCCTGGCGGGTGGATGGGGTCGATCGCGTGGTGGATGACCTGACGTACGTGGTCGTGGTCCCCGTGGTGGAGCCCTGATGGCGGTGAGTCCATCCACGCGGCAGCGCATCTTGGAGGCCTGCCTGGGTCGACTGAAAGCGAGCACGATCGTCGCTCGGAGCGAAGGTGATGTCAGCGCAGTCGTGTTGCTCGGTGAAGTCGTCGACCTCGGGCCAGATGACCCGTCCGAAGTGATGGCGATTGTCGCCGGCGAAGACATCGTGCGGCGGCAGGGGGCGAAGTTCCTGATCACCTTGCCGATTGAACTGCAAGCAGTCGTGCGCGTCGATCTCGACGAACCGCACGCGACAGCGGAGCGGATGCTGGCCGACATGAAACGCGCCTTCGAACTCGCGGATCGCACCCTGGGAGGCCTGGTGACGCAGGACTCGGTCCAGCGGCTCTCGACGCGGCCGCTCCCGCGCGAGATGGGGATGTCGACGGTGGGGTTCGGCGTGACCTACACCGTGGACTATCAGGAAACCTGGGGGGCGCCCTGATGGCCACGATCCGCTTCGACACGAGCGAGGTGCAGCGCCTGATGCGGCAGTACAAGGACCGTGTTCCCAAGGCGATGCGCCGGGCCAGGGTCAGGGCGGCGACGAGCGCACGAGCGCAACTCGCGCGTGATGTCGCGGCCGACATGACACTCAAGGTGGGTGTCGTCAAAGAACAGCTCGTCATTCAGGACGCGCCGCTCGCGACGAGGATCACGGCCACGACGCGTCGCATCCCGCTCTACGACTTCCTGCCTGGCAGTGGAGACCCGCGAGGGCCCTATCCGTCCCGAGGCCGGTCGTTGCGGGTCCGTGGCAAAACCTACCCTGGTGCCTTCGTCGCGCGCATGCCGAGTGGGCATTGGGGCGTCTTCAAGCGCACCGAGCCGTCACGGCTCCCGATCGCGGAGTTGCGTGGGGCGTCCATCTGGCAGTCGGCCTCGACCCATCTGGCAGTGGCACAGGCGCGCGGGCTCGAAGCCTGGCAGAAGAACTTGGCGTCGGAACTGCGGTTCGTCGCCGCGAGCGAAGGATAACTCGACATGGCCAATACCGTTCCCTACGAAGTCATCGCCGCCCCGTACGTCGTGTGGTTCGCTCCGGTCGCGACGGCCTATCCGCTCCTGAACGCCGCGCCGAGTGGCAGCTGGACCAAGGTCGGCACCTCCGGCGAGCTCAACTACGACGACGCGGCTGGCGTCACGATCCAGCACTCGCAGACCGTCGTGAAGTGGCGGGCGGCGGGCGATGCCGGCAGCCGGAAGGCCTTCCGCACCGAAGAGGACCAGATCATCAAGTTGAAGCTGGTCGACGTCACGCTCGAGCAGTACGCCATCGCGCTGAACGGCAACACGATTACCACCGTGGCGGCTGGAAGCGGGACGGTGGGCTATAAGAAGATCGGGCTCTCGCGGGGGTTCACGGTCGCCACGGTGGCGCTCCTGATTCGCGGCACGGCCTCGCCCTACGGTGCGGACTACATCGGGCAGTACGAGGTGCCGGTGGCCACGCAGGTGGGCAACCCCACGGTGATGCTCACGAAGAAGGGCGAACCGGCTGGCCTGGATCTCGAATGGCATGCGCTGGTCGACCCCAGCGCATCCTCGGCCGCGGAGTACTTCGGCCGGTTGCTCTTCCAGAACGCGGCGGCCAGCTAACACCGGAACGCGCAACCGGTGGGGCACGCGCTCTTGGATCGGTGGACGCGTCTCCGCGAAGAGGCGAAGGCGCACAAGGCGGCGATTCGTCGGCATCGGGATCAGCTCGGGACGACGATGGCGGCCATCGACCAGATCGTCCACGAGTGTCACGAGCTCGGGATCGCCCTGATCGATTGCTCACCGGCAGAAGGAGAGTTCGCACATGGCAGTGCTCACGGTAGTCGCGACCAGCCTCACGCCAGCGGTCTCCACGCTCGTGGCGGCGGCGGGAGGCGGTGACAGCTTCCGGAATACCGGCAAGGAACGCTTCAGGTGCCGGAATGCGAGCGGCGCGCCCATCACGGTGACCCTGGCGGCGCAGCATGCCGCCGGCTGCCCGGCGGGCACCCTGCACGACGTCGTCATGACGGTGGCCGCCGGCGCCGAAGAGTGCGTGACTAATCTCGACCCGGCACGGTTCAACAACAGCAGCGGCAACGTGCTGGTCACCTACAGTTCTGTGACGACGGTCACGGTCGGCGTCGAAAGCTGACACGGTTCGTTCATCTGGCGAAGAGGACCCCTCATGGCCACCAGTCCCGTCTTGGACCTCACCACGCTGTTGCATCGGGAGACGGTGCGCATTGACGGCGTGCGCTACGATCTCAAAAACGACAAGGAACTCAGCATCTTCGATCTCGCGCGGCTGGAACGGACGGCGGCGCGGATTCAGGCCATCGACGGCGCTGAGGCCACCTCACCGGAGCAACGCGCGGATTACGACCGACTACTCGAGGTGGCCGTCCGGCTCGTGCTGGTCGCGCCTGATGCGGTGCATGCGGCGCTCAAGACCGCGCACCGTGAAGCGATCCTCTGGACTTTTATCAGGCTCTCGCGGCCGAGTCTCGCCCCGACGAGAGAGACGCGGACAGAGACACCGACCAGGCCGATCGCGAAGACAGCGTCACGCTCTGCGCGCGGCTCGCGCGCTTCTACGGCGGCACGCCGCAGGGCTGGCTGATGGAGACCCCGGTGGCGCTCGTCCAGGCCTGTGCCGTGCTTCTGCCGCGCTTGACGGCTGAGGAGTCGTTCCTCGCGGCCTCGCGAGTGGCGGTCGGGACCGGGTCGCTCGCTGCGGAGGATGCGCACGGGCTGACGGCGGAATGGGCGCGACTCGCCGAGCGCGCGCGGACGTCGGTCCGCCGGCGGCCGTCACCGGCCGATCTCGCCGCCATCGGCGTGCAGACGATCGAGGTGCCGCGTGGCTGATCGCGCGGCACGCTCCGTCCTGGAATTCGTCACCGCTGGGGACAAGGATGTCCTCGCCACGTTCGACAAGATCGATCAGAAATCGAAGAAGTCTGGCGAGTCGGTGTCCGCATTTGGACGACAGTTCGGCACGATGCTGGCCGCATTCAGCGCGGCGAGTCTCATTGATCGCGCCGGCGGAATGATGCTGACGTTCGGCCAGAATGTCTTCGAGAGCGCCAGTCACGTGCTCGACCTCTCCAACAAGACGGGATTGGCCACAGAGACCATCCAGCAAATGCAGAACGTGGCCGATCAAACCGGCACGAGTCTGGAGTCCCTGACGCAAGCCTCGTTCAAGCTCGGTGTGAACATCGCCAAGGGGACGACGGACGCGCGCGATGCGGTGCGAGACCTCAAGTTGTCCTATGAGGACCTGAAGAATCAGAGACCGGATGCCCAGTTCGCGCAGGTGATGAAGGCATTGGAGGGTGTCAACTCGCAGCAGGAGCGGAATCGTCTAGGCGTGGCGCTGTTCGGGAAGCAGTTTACCGAGATGGCCGCATCGGTGCAGGAGGGTTACTCGAAGATTGCCGCAGCCGCCACGATTACCTCGCGCGAACAACTGGAAGCGCTGGATGCGGTCGGTGATGCCTGGACGCAATTCAAGGACGATGTCGCTGCGAATGCGCGCACGGCGGCCGGGTCGATCGTGCTGTACTTTCGCGAAGCATGGGCTGCGGCGACGATCGACATGTCGAAGTATGCGGACGCCGAGCGATCGCGGATTGCCGATGCGCTGGGGTCAGGGCAGATTGGTGATCTGACGCGCGTGCTCGGTGAGGTCGCGAAAGCGCGCCGAGCGGACATCGAGTTGAGCTCCGCACAAGCTGAGACCAATGTGGTCCTGTCCGAAGCCCTGGCGCACGCTCGCGAGGAACTGGCGCACCTGACGGCTGCGGAACGGGCAAACCTTGATGCGGCGATTCTCATGGGGTCGACGTACGAGATCGTCGGCCGCAACGTGCACATCAGCGAGGAAGCCTTCAACCTCTACAAGAAACAGGTGCAGGAGGCGACGCAGGCCACCAAGCAACACACCACCGAGCAGGAAAAGCTCGCGACGCAGACGCGCGGGTACTACAACTGGCTCGGTGAACGCGAGATCTCGGCCGTGCAGGCGATGCAGGATCGCGTGAGTCAGCAGGAAGCCGAGTGGCGCCAGTACTACAACTGGCTCGGCGAGCGGAGGATGGAAGACGAGGCGTCGGCCATCGCGTCCCAGCAGCGCATCGCGCAGGGTGCGGCGGCGATGTTCCAGTCGATGATGGCCAGCGCCTCGGCCTGGAACGGGTCGGGCGCCTGGATGTTGCGCGGCACCGTTCCGATGAACTCGCCGTCTGGCGGCGGGGGCAGCGCGCTATCGGGTGGCTGGGGGCAACTGCTGGGTGGCGGCCTGGGCATGCTCAGTGGGCTGATCCCTGGCCAGTCGCGTACTGGGGCCGCCGTCGGGTCGCTGGGCGGCTCGCTGCTGACCTCCCTGTTCCCGAAGATTGCCTCGGCGCTCGGACCGTTGGGCGGCATTCTCGGCGGCCTCGCGGGTGGCCTGCTCGGGAAACTCTTCGGCCCCTCCGAGGCGGACAAGACGCGCACGGCGCGCAACGAATGGGTCGAATCGGTTGGCGGGCTCGACAAAATCAAGGAGGCGGCCGCGGCCGCCGGCGTCTCGCTCGACGCCTTATTCGGGGCGCGCAAGGTGAAGGACTTCGAAGCCGAAGCCAAACGCGTCATGTCGGCCATCGAGGCGCACCAGCAGAAGGTGCTGGCGCTGCAGCAGCAGCAGGCCGATCTCGAGGCCCAGCGCGACCAACTCGTGAAGGACACGACGGTCACCTGGAAGAACCTGCAGGACCTCTCGGAACGGTTCGGCATCAACCAGCAGGGGCTCGGACAGACCTTCCAGCAAGGACGGCTGACCGCCGACGCGCAGGAGATCACCGATGCGCTCGCCCAATTCCAGAAGGGCGACGCCGACATGGGTACTGTCCTATTCGGCATGCGGGACGAGTTCTCGCAACTCGTGCGTGACTCAGTCGCCTTCAAGACCACCATCCCCGAGAACCTGAAGCCCTTCATCGATCATCTCCTCGAGACCGGCAACCTGCTCGACGAAAACGGGCAGGCGATGAAGGAACTCCCGGAGATCAAGTTCGGCGATGCCCTGACTTCGCAACTGCAGACGGCCGAAGACAAGCTCGCGGACGTGGTCGACCGTCTGGCGGATGTGCTCAGCCAACTCGCGGATCTGGACCATACACATGTGAATTTCTCAGTCAATGGCACCTATACCAACACGCATACCACCACGGGCGACGGGAGCGATGGCGAGGGGTTCGCATCGGGTACGTGGGGCCGGATGGGGAATTTCTGGGGCGACTTCGGCCGCGGCATGCGGACGACGCTGCACGGGGTTGAAGCGGTGGTCCGTCCCAGTCAGGCGCTCGGGTTCGCGCGGTCGGTGCTCGGGTCGATGGGTGACGCGGCGCAGGTGCCGCTGATCGTGCAGATGGACGGCGCGGTAGCGGCCAGGGCGATGGTGCGGCGCACGGGCCGAACGCTGGCCCTGGTGGGCGTATGACATGGGGTTCCGCATGCTGATCGACGGCGTCGATCGATCGGACGAAGTGGCCGACGTGGAGTACGTGGGCGAGCACAACGAGCGCTCGACCCTGCGATTCTCTACGGAGCCCGGTGGGTTCGAGCCGGGCCTGCGCGACGAAGTGCTGTACTACGAACAGGATGAATCGACACCGGTCTTCGGCGGCGTCATCTTCACGCGCGCCTGCAGAGGTCTGGCCGAGAACACCGACGCGGCCGTCTTTCAGTGCGACTGCGCAGATTGGAACTACTACCTCGATCGCATCCTGATTGACGGCGGCGTACTGACCGGCACGATCACGCTCAAGGCGGCGCTCGAGTGGGTGCTGACCTTCCTGGCCGGGCATGGGTTCACGCTGAGCGCCTCACAGGACACGGGCCCCTCGTACACCGTGACCGGGTTCGCCTGGGAACGGAAGACGGCCAACGGCATCTTTCAGGACCTCACCGTCTGGTCGGGTGGGTGGGTGCGGACCGTGAGCCCGACGAAAGTGATCCAGTTTGTCAAGCCGGACCTACTGACCACGACGGCGCCCTTCGCCATCACGGCGGCCTCGAAGGCGGCGCGCGTAGTCGAGTGGGCGGAATCGAGCGACCAGTACGCGACCCGCATCGAGGTGATCTGGGGCGGCACCGGCACGCGCGAGAAGACAGACGCGGTCGAGATTGACGCCGGCATCATCAGCGACGGCTACTACGAGACCGACGTAGCCTCGACGCCGACGGGCGGGGTCAGTGCCACGATCAATGGGTCACCGGCCACCATTGGCGCGGCCGGTGTCGGCAATCAGTTGATCTGGGACTGGGCAACGCATCGGGTGATGGCCGGCGCCTACACGCCGATCCTCGGCGATGACCTCACCATCACCTATACCGCGCAGTATCCCGGCCGGACGGTCTTGGATGGGAGCGGGAGCCCCACGCTGGCGCTGCCACCGGTGACCAAGGACGACATCACCGACCGCGCGACGGCCCTCGCCTACGCCACCGGGCTGCTCGCGCAGCACAATCAGGATCTCCGCGAGTACACGATCGAGGTGGCCGACGAGGGCTTGAAGCCTGGGCAGGTGGTCTCGATCGATCTGGCGTCGCGGTTCGCCTCGGCGATGACGGCGGCGATCACCGGCGTCACCGAGACTCCGGGCCCTGGGCTCTATTGGCGCTACGTCGCGAAGGCGATCAGCGGTGTCTATCAGGGCTCCCCGCTCGACTACTGGCGCGGCATGGGGAGCGGCGGTACGGCGCCGACCATCGTCAGCGTGACGAGCACGGGCGGCACGAACCCGGCGGTCATCGCGGTGCCCCCGATTTACCTCGGCGGATCGCGGGATACCTCGATCGCGTTGGTCTCTCCCGCCTACACGCCGTTTGTGAGTTACGTGCCCTTCGTCGCCGCGTGGTCATTCTCAGGGCGCGTGCGGGTCTATCTCTGGGCGCGACACGCCGGGATCACCGCCACGGCCCAACTCTACGACGAGACCGCGGCAGCGGCGGTGGGCACGAGTGCCCCTGTGACCTCGCAAACGGCCACCGAGCGCACGATCGACGTGCCGATTCTGGTCGGGCACACCTACCGGATCGAGATCCTCAGCAGCGCCGCGAACGAGGGCGTCTACGGCATCGGCACCTTGGAGTCGATCGGATGACGAGACTGATCGGAATGGTGCTTGTCGCGGCTCTCGGCCTGGCATGGCCAGCAGCGGCGCAGCAGGAACTCGACGCGGCCCGGATCTATCTCGGCCTGACCGGGACGACCTGCACGCTGCACGCGGCCAGCGGGGCGCCGTCATCGGGGCTGGGCGCGGTCTGCGACGTCTACCATCGGACCGATTCGCCCTACACGATCTACGTCAAGACGGGCGCCTCGACGTGGACAGCCGTGGTGCAGATGCCGAGCAGCGCGGCGGCCGGAGATCTGATCGCTGCAGCGAGCGCCACCGTCTCGGCGCGCATCGCGGCCGTGGCGGCCGGGCAAGTGCTCGCCTCGAATGGTACCGGGACACCGCCTGTCTACACGGCGGCGCCCTCGCTCACGAGCATTGGCGGCGCGGCCAATCTCACGTTGAATCCAGCAGGGGATCTGATCACGGCTCCAACGGGCAACGACATTCTGCCCGACGTCGGCTACACGAAGAACATCGGCGCGTTGACGAACAAGTATCTGACGCTGCATGCGGCCGAGTTGTGGGTCGAAACGCTCGTGGCGCAGAACACCATCGCCACCATCGGCGGGCGCATTCTCGTCGGGCCGACGACCACACTCACATCTGACTTCCTGTCCGCTTCGACGACACTGGCCGTCAAGCACAATCAGATCGCAAACGGGGATCGCCTCTATCTCGAAGCCAACGGCAAGATCGAATTTCTGGCGGTGACCAGCGGCGCGAGTGGCAGCGGCCCGTATACCTACACCGTGACGCGCAACCTCGATGGCACGGGCGCGAACGACTGGTACGCGGGCGATGCCGTCTTCAACACGGGCACGACGGGCGACGGGTTCATCGACCTGTATTCGGTGAGTGGCGTCAACGCGGGCAGCACCGCCGGTCCGACGATCACCGGCAATGTGCGCACCGGCACCACGTATTCGGACATCGCCACGCGCTGGGCGATCGGCAACCTCAACGGCCTGTACGGCTACAGCGGGGACACCTACGGCTCCGGCTTCGGCGATCCCGCACATAGCCGCCTGACGATTGATGCCACCAATGGGATCACCATGACCGGCGACAGCGGCACGATGTTTTCGATGGACACGAGCGGCAATGCGCTCTTCGCGGGTCGGCTCACCATCGGCACGGGCCGCAATTGGCTCGGCAACACCGAGTTTCGCAATGAGTCGTCGACCGCCTTCGGGACGAGCGTCGGCGCCACGTCTGGCACGAGCGGCCCGCAAACGGGCGTGAGTGGCACGGGGCCGTCCGGGGCCGGCAGTCCGAACAGCCGCTACTGGCTCGCCTCCTACTATTCGGGCTCGGGCAGTCCGTCGTGGTCGTGGCAATGCAACAATGTGTCCTATCCGAGTGGGAGTGGCGGGTGCGGTCTGATTGAAACGTCCGGCGGCGGGGTGCCCTCGGCGTCCTCCGTGAAGAACATCACCGGACCCGCCTTCGCGGCGGCGCCTGGACAGTATTTCGAGTTCTCGTTTTACAACGTGACCGGGTCCCCGATCACGCAAGTCTGCGCGCGCATCGCGTTCTATGATGCGTCTGGCACCCTGATCGGCGCGGTCGGCAGCAACATCTGCTCGACCACCAATCCCGGCGGCGGGGCCACGCTCGCCAATTGGAACCGCGTGTGGGGCTACGGCGTCGCGCCAGCCAACACGACGTGGGTGTTCCCCTATATCGAGACGACGTATAGCGGCGCCGATGCCACGTCCGCGATCTATCTCACGCGGATGTACTTCGGCGAGGCGGGTGCGGCGCAGACCACGCCGACCCCGTGGGCGCCGGGCGGGATTACCACCGTCGATGGCTCCATGTTGCAAACCGACTTGGTCATCAGCAACACCATTCGCTCGAGCGGGGCGACGGCGCTCGGCACCGGGACCGGGTTCTGGCTGGACGCTACGGGCACGCCCAACTTTCGCATAGGGGTGCCGAGCGGGGACGAATTCAAATTTGACGGGACCAACACCTACCTGCACAGCGCCAATTTCACCGTCGATACGTCAGGCGTCACGATACAGCCGGCGTCCACGAGCGCGTATTCGGCCGTCTCGTCGTATAGATTCACCGTCCCCAATCAGACAATCGGCCTGACGGGGGTCGATGACAGCGGCAGTGTGATCGGTGCGGTTCGACTCGATAGCGTCTACACGGGCTCGTCGCCATCCACGCAGCAAAATATCGTCACGCTCTATGCGGCCAATACGACGAGCGGCACATCCGCGAAGGTGGACGTGCTGGCGACCGGGACCTTTGCGACCAATTCGGTCATTGACATGAACGCGGCCAGCATCCAATTGAATACCACTAGCAACGGTCCGGTGCTATTCGGATCGGGAGAAGTGTATATACCCGCGGTGAATGACGGCACGGGGAAGATCGTCTGCATCAAAGCGGATAGCAATTTGGGGACATGCAATTCCACGTCGATCACGACCAGTAGTTGCACCTGCAGTTAAGACATGACCATGATCCGAACCCTCGTGCTCCTCTGCGGCTTCCTGCTCGTCGCGCCCGCGCTCGTGGCGCAAGAGGCGCCTGCACCAGCGCCGCCGACGCTCAGCGAGCGCGA